CCATTGCCGCTATACGCAACCGCGTTATAAACCTGCGTCCCCGTCGTCGGCGTCTTCATCGGGCCGCGACGGATGGCGAGGTAGATGTAGGTTTTTGATGCTGTTAGGTTATAGTTGACCGCAGAAAAGCCAGTGGCGTTGATTTCAAGCCAATTTGTAGTGTATTCCGCATTGGTGTTGTTCGGGTCTAAAACTTGTTCGACAGCACCGACAGGAATGCCGCGCATTGTATCATAGATGTGCCAGCGGTCATCAACGCCACCACTCGTACTACCCGATTTTTTCACAAGCAACCACTGCGGCTCCCACCCCAGACTCACCGTAGCATTACCACCCCCATCTGTCGTAAAACTATCACACTGAATCATCCCTGTGGATGTGGTGTCGTGGGCGAAGAGGTAGGCGACGTAGGAACCCCCGTTTGCGTTAGCTAGACTGCTTGTACCAAGAGAGAATCCTGTAGATGTAGGCGCAGTATCATTCCACCCAGTAGAAGTCGCCTGAGATGCGCCAGTAGTATTCAGAGAAATGTATGATGAAGCACCCAAACTACGATGATATGTAGCCCAATCATCTCCAGCCACGTCGGTTCTTTTGGTAATAATTATCCCCGGTGCGACACCGAGATTGTGCGAGATTGTTCGCGCTACACCTGTCCCCGTATACGTCACCACATCAAAGAACTCGGGGGCTTTGCGGAAGGTCCATGAGGCGTAGTTTTCTCCGCTTCGACTGCTTGTAGATTCATTATTTGGAGTGGTAAATCCAGTTGCATTAAATGCAATAGTGCCGCCATTTGATGCTTGAGCGCCAGTAGTAGATGTATCTAGCCTGTATGTAGCACCTCGTGCGGTATCAAATAGGCTGTGAGTATAAGCATTAGGACTTCGCTCTTTGAACCAAACCAACCCACCTTTTGTAGACAGATCAATCCCGTTGGTGATCGTCAGCGTGGAGCCGTTGCCGGTGTAGAGGTGCGTCGAGAAGACGTCTTCGATGTAGAGGGTGTCATCCGACGGCGCTGCGGATTTCTTGGCGCTTAACATCAGAAGTTCAACCCAAAGACAGCGCCGTAGGTGTTCGTGCCGTCGCTGTAGAAGTTGAAGATGTCGAACTTGTTGCTGGTGCTGGTTGCGGTCGGCGTCGTGCCACCGGCCCACTTCAACGTGCCGCCGCCTGCCCAAGTCAGGGTGTGTGCGCCGCCGTATGCAACGAGGATCGTGAACGACTTGCCGGTGGCCGCAGCAGGCAATGTGATCGTGACGTTGCCGCTGGTGGTGAACTTCTGCACCGTGCCGTTGGCGAGGTCTACCGTGAACGCCGTATTGGCGCTCGGGGCGTAGAGCGTCTCGACGTAGTTGGTGACGGTGGGGTTGGTGAGGGTTTTGTTGGTGAGCGTTTGTGTTGCAGTTACCCCAGCCACCCCCGTCAACGTGTTGTCGGCAAACGCAATGGTTTTATTCGTCAGCGTCTGCGTGTCGGTGGTGCCGACGATGGTGCCGCTCGGTAGCCCTTGGCCCCCATCTTTCAGCAGCTTGCCGGTGGTGCCGTCAAAGAGGGCGATCCGGTTGGTGACGCTCGATGCCGGGCCGACCGCCGCAAGCGCTCCCGTGGACAGCCGGAACCGATCCGCGCTCGCGACATAGGTTGCCTGATACTTGCGGCCCGAGATGAGATCGCCGGCGACGAGCGCGGTGTCGGCAGCATCCCGGACGGCCTTCGCCCCCAGGCTGTTGATGTTGAGCGTAACGGCAGTCGTGTTCGTGCCGGAGGCGATCCATTCGACCAGCAGCCCATCGGCATAGGAGGACAGGCTGACCGCCGAGGTCATCGCATCGGCAGTGCCGCCCGGAGTGCCGAGGAAAAGCTTCGCGGCCGAACTTGCAGCAGCGGCTGCGGACGCCGCGGCTGCGGTCGCGCTCGCGGCTGCTGCCGTCGCGGACGTCGCCGCATTCGTCGCGGACGTGCTGGCGTTGCTGGCCTGTGTGGTCGCCGTGCTGGCCGAGGACGTGGCGCTGGTAGCGCTCGACGAAGCCGACGTGGCCGAGGTCGATGCCGAGGATGCGCTGGTCGACGCCGAGGTTGCCGAGGTCGAGGCCGAACTTGCCGAGGTGGAGGCGGAGCTTGCGGAGCTGGCCGCCGCCGTCGCCGATGTTGCTGCCGCCGTCTCAGAAGCTGCGGCGTTCGTGGCGCTCGTGCTTGCCGAGGAGGCCGATGACGTGGCCGAGGTAGCCGAACTCGATGCCGATGTCGCGGAGGTGGAGGCCGACGAGGCGCTGGATGAGGCAGACGAAGCAGAAGCAGCCGCCGCCGTTGCCGAGGATGCCGCCGCCGTCTGGCTCGCTGCGGCAGCTACAGCAACCCCGCCCAGCGCGCCCACCATCTGGAAGTGCGTGCCGTCGTAGCGCAGCTCGACGACCTGGCCCACGACGATATCCGACGCCGAAAGCGCCGAGCCGTCATAGCGCTTAATCGACTTCACGCCCAGCGAGTTGACGTTGATCGTCGAGGCGCCCGAGTTCGCGTTGGTCGCGACGAAAGAGACCTTGAGGCCCGCGACATAGGCCGAAGGCGCGTTGGTCAGCGTGACCGCATAGGCATTGGCAGAGCCCGTGTCGGTCGCGTGGGTGACGCGGTTCTGCTGGAGCGGCAGTTTGCCGGGCAGGAGGTCGAAGCCGGCGCCGACCGCAATGAACTGGTCGTCGATCATTTGCGAGCGGGCGGTGGCCCGCGCCGGCGCAGCGTCGGTCGGATTGTAGTAATCGTTGCTCATTTCGCCTTCCCGCGCGCGCTGTAAAAGAGCGTGAGGCCATGGGCGATGTGGGGCTGCTCGTAGGTCGCGACGGAGGCGATCAGCAGCGAGATGTTCCGCCCCCTGCCGTCGAGGCCGATCCGAGCCGTGCCCTCGATCGGGCTATCCCATCTGAACTGGTCCCAGACCGCCTCGTCCCAGAAGCCGCCCCCGGCCTGGACACTGAAGCTCGTTTCCAGCATCGGCACCGAGTCCGGATCGCCGTAGCTGAGCTCGGCCGAGACGCCGATCGATATCGCGCCCGACGCGTCGATCTCGAGCAGACCCCGCCGCCAGACCTTGTTGATCTGCGGCGCCCCGCAATGGGTGAAGGCGAAGCGGGCATAGGCGGTGATCGCCGAGCCGTCGGCCGAGGTGCCGCTGTCGAGCTGGTAGACCATCCCCGCCGAGGTGCCGCAGAACAGCAGCTCGTTGCCGGAGCTGTCCTCGCCCATCCACACCGCGCTCGGCGTGATGCCGAGCTCGACGACGGTAATCTCCGGCTTCTTGTGGCCGAGATAGACCGTAAACGACGTGCCGTCGGACCAGAAGATCCGGTACTGGTCCTTGGCCCGGCTGCGCAGCGAGGCGACCGCGGTCACGCCGGCCGCGCGCTTGGTCTTGAACAGCGGCTCGATCGACTGGGTGATCGTGCCCAGCCGGAAATCGCCGAAGTCTGCGGTCGTGTCGAGCGTGCGCAAGCCCGCGTCGTCGAGATAGATCGGCCGGCCGATCTGCTGCATCGTGTTCTCGACCGCGCCCGCCGTCTTCGAGAGGGTCTGCAGGACCCAGTCGGAAACGTCGTTGCCGTAGAGGATGGAGTTCCGGTTGCGCCCGAAGACGACCATGGTGCCGGCGACATCGGGGGCAAGGCCGGTGATGTCCTCGCCGATGCCGAGCTCCGAAGCTCCTGTGACAGCGGTCCATTCGTAGGGCGCACCCGGCGAGCAGTGCTGCAGCGAGCCGCCAGGGAATGCCAGCATCAGATGGTTCTTGTGCTCGGCGATGTGGCTCGGCGTGTCCGTCGTCATGCCGGTGATCAGGGGCACGCAGACCGTGCCGTCCCACTCGAACGCGGTCCCGGTCGTGGTCGTGAAATAGGCTCTGACCAGGTCGGATTGGCCGAAGAAGTTATGGACGATCGCCCGGTACGTCCCGGCGGCCGGAAGCGCGATCGCTGCCGAGTCGCCATCGGCGACGGCCTTGGTGACGCCGCCGACCCGCAGGTTCTCGCCGTTGGTGAACGTGCCGGTGATGGTGGCAAAGATCAGCTGGCCGACAGCGGTTCCGCCGGAGTAGGACCCAGTCCGCAGCGCGACGCGGGTCACGACGCCCGTCGCTCCGGAGCTGGCCCCGGTCACGGTCTGGCCGGTGCTGATCTCGCCGGTGCCGGTGATAAACTTGACCCGGCTGCCCAGGCTCTGCGAAACCCAGCCCGAGGTCGTCTGCTTGAACAGCTGGCCCGCCGTGCCCCCGGCATTGTCGCGGAAGCAGTAGTTGACCGCACCCAGGACGAAGCCGCCGCGGATCGCTCCGGAAGCCGTCGGCGGAACGGCGATCAGGGCTCGCGCCGTCTCGATCGCATCCTGAGTCCAGGTGTCATCGTCGGTGTCGTTGGAGGCGCCGTCCTCGGTCGCCGTGCCGTTGGCCTGGCACTTCGTGACCGCCGAGACCTGGAGGTTTTCGTTGTCCTGGAAGGTGCCGGAGACCTGGGTCAGCACGAGATAGCCGGCGGCGTTCGATGCGCCGAAAGAGCCCGAGCTGACCACCATCGCGACCAGGGCCTTGCCCGTCGCCCCGGAGGAGGCGCCGGTCACGGTGTTGCCCTCGGCGATCGTGGCGGTGCCGCCATCGAAGTTGAGGACCCAGTACGATTGCGCCGACGGTTCCGGGCGTCCGTCGAAGCGCTCGTAGCCGTCGATCCGCTGCAGCCCCTTGGGGTGGGGCTCGTAGTTCCTGACGGCGATGAGGGATCCCGGCTTCTTCTTGATCGCCGGCGTGACCAGGTCGAGGCCGCCGGTCAGGTCGAAGAAGTAGTCGACGACGTCGCTCATGCAAGCGCGGCCCAGCCGCCACCGAGATCGCGCAGCGGCAGCTGGTCACGCTCCAGGTCCCGCCGCAACATGCGCGCGTCGTTCTGCGTCGAGGCAGCCTGTCGCCAGCCCTCCTCCTGCTTGTGCAGGTCCATCTCGGCCAGCAGCTCGATGAGCCGGTGGAACCTGGACGGCATCTCCGGCTCTTCCGAGCCCGAGGAAAGGGTCTGCGGGCCTTTCCGGTAGGACCCGCGGATCGTGTAGTCGGCATCGGGCACGGGGCCGAGGCAGAACTCGCCGGCCGGGCTGATCGCGTAGTGCGTTGGCCGGTTCGAGGTCTGCGTGCCGCGCACATAGAGCCGGACATAGCTCTCCCAGACGATCCCGGTGATCTCGTTCTCGTCCGAAACCCCGGTCGCCGTCAGATACATCGAGTAGGGCCGGCGCCTGGTCGTGTCGTGCAGCCAGTCGGCCCACCGGGTCAGGCCCCAGCCCGACCCGGTGTAGCGCGCCACGTCCTGGCTGGTCGTCTTGGTGAACTCGGTTTCCAGCCAGCGCCAATTAGGCCGGCTGTTCTGCAGATCGATGTAGGCGTTGACGACGGCGTCGACGACTTTCAACAAGTCGCCGCTCTGCCCGGTGAAGGCGGCCGGCACCGTGCCGGAGAACATGCCCGAGCGGCGGGCGACGTTCTGGCAGAGGACCAGCGCCGTCGTCATGCGCTTACGCCGCCTCGGCCTTGTCGAGGTCCGGGCCGTCGATCACCGAATGCGGATAGGTGGGCGTAGTGCGATAGCCGATGATGCGGTCGTTGTTGTCCTTCTCGAAGATTGTCTCCTCGGCCTGAAGGGCGAGGTAGTAGGGCCAGCGCAGGTCGGACTTGACGCCCCGCTCCACCGCCATGGCCACGCCGTTGACCGCGAGCGGGATCTTCTTCAGCGCGCCCTCCTCCTTGGTATCGTGGACCTCGACGCGAACATAGGAATTGTCGCGGAGGTCGCGGAGCCGCTTTAGTTCGGCCTGGCGCACCTTGATCTCTCGAATCTCCTCGTCGGTCAGGCCGTCGATAAAGATCGCGCCCTCGGCCTTGAGGCGCCTGACCTCGGCGTCCGGGAGCTTCGCGGCATAGACCATGGGCGCGTCGGCCTGGCCCAGGTCGCGCCGGGTGAACAGGCTGGGATCAAGGGTCGAAGCCATGACCTTCTCGGGGGCGGCCTGCTTCTTCGCCGCCGGCGGACCATCGTCGAACTCGGCGTAATCGTGCGTCCATCCGGACTTGCGGATGGCGCCGATCATTTGGGACGCGCCCATGTGCTTGGAGAACTCGGCGCCCCTCGACGTGGCGAAGGCGCGCAGCTGGTCGAGGTCCGCCTCGGCGAGGGGGACGCGGGTCTTGGACATGAGAATCCTCGGGTTCGTGTGAAAGAAGATCCGGGCGGCCAAAAACGGGAGCCGCCCGGGATAGGCGTTACGCCAGGCGGTAGACAACCCAGGTGTTGGCGCCAGACCGGCGGGCGCGGAAGTGACCGGAGCCGGAGATGATCGTGGCGTCGGTCAGCGCGCCGACGGTCGGGTTGCCGACGATGGTGACGTCGGTGTTGACCGTGATCGTCGCGTCGTTGGTACCGCCGGTGCCGGTGTTGATCAGGTGGAAGTCGAAGCTGTCGCCGGTGGCCGCGCCGCCGACAACCGCATCGATCTGCGTGCCGGTCGGCAGCTGATGGATAGACGGGGCAGTGGCGCCGGTCGTGGTGATGAGGCCTGCGACGAGCTCGGCCGCGGTGATGGCGGCCGTGACGGTCTTGGCCGCCGGCGCGTCCTGCGACTTGACAACGAGGCCCATGTTGCGGATCGCGCCGGCCTTGCCTGCCGTGCCGCCCGCGGAAGTGCCGCCGGCGCCGGGGGTGAGGATGACGTTGCCGCCGTTGCCGCCGTTCGAGGTGCCGGCCGAGGCAGCGCCACCGGCGCCGCCAGTCGCCTTCGCGTCGCCGCCAGCACCACCCGTGGCGCCGGAGCTCGAGGCCGTGTCGCCGCCGACGCCGCCGACGACGGATGCTGCCCCAGCCGCGCCGCCGTTCGCCGTGCCGGCGCCCGTCTTGGCGCCGCCGACGCCGGAGGTAATCGATGCCGCGCCGCCGATATCGCCCGCCGTGGTGCCGGTGCCGACGATGCCGGCAGCACCAGCAGCGACGAAGGCGCCGCCGGTGTTGCCGGCCGTCGTCGACGCGCCGCCGGTGATGGTGGCCGCGACGCCCTGGGCGGCAGTGACGCCGAGGACGCTGCGGACGTAGATGTCGCGGAACGCCGAGGCGTCCTTGTTGGCGTCGACCACCACCGCCTTGGAGGCGGTGACGGTGCCGGCCGTGACGGCGTTGAGAACCGCGAGCTCGGCATCGCTGAAGTCCGCGAGCACGTCGGCGACCTGGCGCAGCGCGGAGCCGAGATCGGAGCGGGAGCCGGACTGCGCCTTGGCGATCTGCTGGCGCAGCTTGGTGACATCGAAGGCCATGGGTCTGTCCTTTCAGGATCAGAGGGTCGGCCCGCGGGGGCCGAGGGATGGCAGGAAAGGAAAAGGCCCGCCGGTGAGGGCGGGCCTTCAGAGATCAGGCGGTGCGCTTAAACGTAGGTCACACCCGTCCCGGCGCCGCGCATCGCCACCCAGTGAAGGCGCTTGGCCTCCTCGGCCACCGTCGAGCCGATGGTGAAGCCCGGCGAGTAGGTCGTGGACCCGACATAGGCGGTAATCATCGCGTTCGAGGTCTCGGCCGCAACCTCGGTGTCGGTGGAGAACGTAATCGTCACGTTCGCCGTGACCGTGGCGTCGTCAACGCCGCTGGTAGTGTCCGAGGACACATAGACATTTTCCGACGTGAACGTGCCGGTGATGTCGCTGTAGTCGACCAGGAAGAAGCCGGCCGCATTGCCGCCGGCGAAGGTGCCGGACGAGATTTCGACCTGGCCGATCTTCGCAGTCGCACCGGAAGTGGCGCCGGTGATCGTGTCGCCGGCGGCGATCGTGATGGTGCCGCCGGAGGAGAACGGGATCGACCATCCGAGCTTGCCGAGGAACGCCTCGGTGTCCTTGTCCGCGTCGGTGAGGTTCACGACCCGGACATAGTCGGGAATGAAGCCGATGGAGACATTGACGGCGGCGCCGTTGCCGACGAGCCCGCCAAACTTGATCTGCATTTCGCTCATGGAGAGCATCCTTTTCGGAAAGAGAAAAGGCGGCCCCGGAAGACCGCCCTTGGTTCAGTTCAGTGGCCGGCGCCTTAGATTAGGGTCGCCGCGCACTCCAAACGGATCAGCCACAGCTCGTTCAGGCGGACGGCGGCGTGCCAGTATTTCGCGCCGACCGAGCCCTGCTGACCCAGGCGGTTGCCGGAGTCGGGCTTGCCAACGGGCACCGTGTAGAGAGACATCGCGTCTTCGCCGCGAAGCGAGACCGTGCCATACGCCTCTTCGCCGATGATGATGATCGGGTACACGTCCGCGGACGTGCCCGAGGTCGAGATCATCGTCGTGCCGGAGCCGGCCTTGGCGCCGCCGGCGTCGGTGAACGGCGAAAGATCCGCCGAGGTGATGAAGCGCACCTCCTCGACCGCGCCGAACTCGCGCGGGTGGATCGGCTTCCGCGAGCCGTAGGACACCACCGGCACGAAGCCGGCGAGGTTGCGGATGTCCGCCTTCATGTTGGTGTGGCAGAAGGCGATGTAGCCGGGCTCGATGGCACTCGTCCCGTACTCGGTCGACGGGGCAAGCATCTTGGTCACCGGCAGCGCCTTCTGGGCGTCGAGCGCGGCGATGCAGGAGCGCAGCTTGTTCAGCGTCGGCGCCGTGTTGACGTCGGTGCGCGACGTGCCGTTGTTGTAGACGATGTTGGTGCCCGCGCGGACGACGGCATAGGTCAGCTGCTCCTTGGAGCGGCCGACATTGGCGCCGACCGCTTCAGTCATGTCGGAGAACACCGGGTATTCGCTGGTATCGTCGACAACGTCGGTGATGATGCCGAGCTCGCCATACTGCGCCAGCGTGGCGGTGACCTTCTGATAGGTCAGCACGCGGGCGGTGGGGGCGACGCCCTCCTGCAGCGGAGTGGTGTTCGCCGTGAAGGGGACGGCGCGACGCCACTGCATGGTCAGCTTCTTGTTCTTCGGCATCTTCGCCTGCATGGCGAAGTTGTCGAGAACAATATGCGGCTGGGCGCTCAGCAGCGCCTTCGCCTGGAGGACGACATTGGTCGTCGCCGAGCCGATCGAGGTTTCGGACGTGGACGTAACGGTCATGATGGTTTCCTTTGGGGGTTACCCCGCGGGCCGATCTCAGACGCCGGAAGCCATTTCCTTCTGCGCCTGCTGCACGGCCCACCGCCAATGCTCTGGCGTCCCGGGCGTCGGCTTCGCTTGCGAAGGGAGGGCCGGGGTGGTGGTGCGCGGCGCGGCGGCGGTAGCGAGCTGCCGGGTGCGTTTCGGATCGACGGGTGCGGGTGATTTTTCGGGTTGCCCGGCGGCCGGGGCCGGCGCGGGCGATGGAGCGGCACTTTCCTGCTTGAACTTGGTGACCACGGCGACAGCTTCGACAACGTTGGCAAGCGCGCCCTTGTTCCGCTCGTACGCACCGCGAACGAGGGGATCCTTGTGCGTTTCCGCCCATTTGGCGAAGGCATCGGACTGGCCGACCTGATCAAAGTCGGGATGTGTGCTGTAAATGAACTCGTTGGTGGCCGCAATGCGGGCGTCCAGTCGCTCTTGATCGAGGGACTTGAGACGGGCCGTCGCGCTCTTGGCCTCCGCCCTGACTTCCTCGAGCGCATCGGTGATGGGCTCGACGACATCGGGAAATTCCTCTCTCGCCTTTTTCAGGCGCTCCGCTTTTGCGGGATCTGCTGCCGGCTTGGGCGCTTCCGCTGCCGGCGCGGACTTGGCCTTGTGCTCGAGGTCGCTCAGCCGCCGCTGCAGCGGAACGACCATGTTGCGATAGCGGGTAGCATTGCCTTCAAGGGCAGCAATCGCCGCCTTCTGCTCGGGCGTCGCGTTCGCCCAGATGTCGGGCGCGGTCGCTGCGATGGTGGTCTTGTCGGCGCCGACCGGCTTCTCTTCGGGCTCGGTCGCCTGCTCGACCGGCTCGGACTTCGGCGCCTCGGCCGCGGGCGCTTCCGCCGGGACGGCTTGGCCCGCAAGCTCGGCGGTCGCCGTGGCGACGGCATCGGCCCAGGTCGGCGGTTTCTCGGTCCCGGCATCAGCGATGGCGGGGGCCTCGGCGGGTCCGGTCATTGGTCCTCAGTAGGGCGGTGGTTGCGGGATGGCTGGCTTCACCTGGGGCGGGTCCGCCAGCTTCAGGATTGCGCGGGCCGTCTCTATGCGACCGCGCTCGAACTCGGTTTCCGTGGCGTCGTATCCGCGGCGCTCCAGGCGCAGCTGCGCTTCGTCGATGACAGCCCTAGCCTTCCCGCTCACCGTCTTCCATGTGGGCGAGTTGACGTCGATCTCTATCATCATGCAAGACGCGCGCCCGGCGGCTGGCGGGACTCCACTGCGATCTCGGCCGCGACCTTGCGCTCGTTGCTGGCACGCTGCTCGCGGGCGTTGAGCAACATGGCCTCCAGCTTGTCGCGGCTCATGTTCAACGTCTCGGCCAGCTTCATCATCTGCGTCTCGTGCCGCAGCTGCTCGACTTCCATGTCGTCGGCGTGTTTCTGCTTCTGCAGAGCCATCGCGCCCTGGATCTTCACCGTTTCCGGATCGGGCGGCGGCGGCTGGGCCGCCATCTTCGCCTGCTTGACCTTCCACTCCTCGTCGGTCGCGACATGCTCGGCCGGGTTCAGCATAAGCGACTGGTAGAGCGCCCGCACGGTGTTGGGCAGCTTGTCCTCTACCAGGGGCCGGATGATCGGGTTCAGCGACAGCTGGGTCACCGCGACCATCAAATTCTGGCTCTGCACCTCGCGGATCAACAGCACCGAGGAGCCGCGGGCCAAGACCTCGAAGTCGCCCTTGATGTCCTCGCGCTCGTTGAATTGCATGTTCCAGTCGTACAGGCGCGAGAGGTTCGGGACGGTGATGTTGTCGTCCCAGCTCTTGACCACTCGGCGCAGCACGACATTGGCGTTGTTCGACAGGATCGACAGGCCGCCGTAGGTCTTGGTGGTGTGCGGCCCCTCTCCGCCCTGGGCGATCAGCGGGAAGTCCGCGACCTGGTCGATTCCGTCGGCCGACATCTTGATCAGGTTGGCGGCCTCGGCCTGGTGGCCGTCGATGTGGACGACGCGGAGGGGCTCGCGCCCGTCGCGCATGTCGGCGCCCTCGACGGCAAGCCAGACCTTACCTGGAGCGAGCTCCCATACCCCGTTTTCAGGCTGCAGCTTCAAGGGATCGACGATGAACTGCGGCATGGACGAAAGGCCCATGTTGTCGATCATCATCCGCCAGCCCGCGTTATAGGACCGCTGAGGATGGTTGATGATGTAGGGGATGCCATAGCCCCAGATCGAGGCCTCGTCCGGCTTCGGGCAGAACGTCGAATACAGCGGCTCGGCCGAGTCCATGTGGTAGTCGCCGAACTTCAGCACCTCGCCGTCGCAGAACCACATGCAGACCGGAATGTCAGTCAGCGGGTCGACATCCTGATAATCCGCCGCCATGTCGGCCATACCAAGACAGGCGCAGAGGTCGCGCACGTCCTCAATCGACAGCGAGCCGTACCACTCCCACACGACGAAGCGCTTGACCTTGGCGTCGACGTCGATGTCGTTGATCGAGCGCAGATCCTGGAAATACGATGGCACGGTCGTCTGTGCGCCCCGCTGCAGCAGCTTGCGGATGGCGTCCTTGTCGAACCCCGGGACCTTCGCAAGCCTGCGCATCTGCTTGTCGTTCATCAGGTGGCGCTCGTAGAAGTCGGCGCTGTCCTGAACCGATGCCGCGTCCGGATCGGGGAAGAAAGCCCAGTAGCTTACGCGGTTGAAGGCGGGCTTCGGGTCGGCGACTTCTTCTGAGGCGTATCGCTTGACCGGCGCCCCGGTGTTCGGGTCAGTCGCGGCGGCCTCCACCCAGCGCCGGCGCAGCCGCATGTTGCGGATCGGCCCCTTCATCACGCCGGTCCCGGACTTGCACCCGTCCATGATCACGTCGCGCGCCTCGGCCGAGTACATGCACTCGGTCAGCTGGTCGTCCATGACCTGGCGCATGGCGTCGTTGCGGCGCTTGGCTTCCTCTTCGCGGCTGCGGACCTGCCGCGCGGCTGCGGCGAACTCGTTGGCGAGCGCGCCCATCCTGAGGCCGGCGTCGATCTTCTGCGCCGCCATTTGGGGATTGGCCTGCATCTCGGCTTCGCCGGCTTCGATCGCCCTGTTGGCCTCCTCGCTCATTGCAGCCGCTTCCTCGGCGGCGCGCTCGGCTCTCGCGGTCAAGGTCGGCACCGGCGTCGGCTGGATGTCCCAGTTGCGGTCGTCGGTCGGAAACAGCATGTCTAACAGCCGAGCGGCGAAGCTGTCGGTTTTCGGCCCCGTCAGGTTCATGAAGACCTTACTGCGCTGACCATGCTGACCATCCTTCGGCTGTGCGGTGTAGGCGCCGTGGATGCCCTCGTAGGCGGCGGCCTCGATCTTGTACTTGCCGTGATACTGCAGGAGACCCTGGATCCACCGCTCCTCGACGCCGCTCCGGGCCTTCACCCGGCGCTCGGCTTCGGTCTGCTTGTCCTGAACGATGACCTTGAGCTTCGCCTCTGCGGCCTCGACCTGACGACGCGCCTCGGCCCCGTCCACCAGCACGATGGGGGCGATCACCACAGCTTCGGTCATGAGGCTTATGGACGTCCGAAGGTCAGCTTGACCTTGTCGCCCGCCGTGTGCGCGCCGCCGGCCGTGTTCGTGGTCGGCGTGGAGGTCAGCACGACGACCCTATCCAGCTTCATCTTGCTGCCCTCCTAGTAATTCGTGATGGGATCGAGGGGCCTGACAGCCGGCATGCTCGAGCGCGGCTTCCGGCTCTGCGGCTCTTCGTAGACGATGCACATCAGGCCGAAGGCGTCGGCGCCGTGGCTGGCCCAATCGTGGTTAGGCCCGAAACCCACGTTGCGCTCTGCGTCGCGCTTTTCGTGATACCAGCCGAGGGCTTCCCGGCCGGGCTCTGTAGCTTCCTCGTTAAACCAGATGCGCGGAAACAACCGGCGGACTGCCTCGATCCGAAGCATCGCAGCGCCAGGCCCCTGGTTCGGGATCACGCGGGTGTCGAAGCCAGCATCCCTCAGGTGGTCCTGGTAACGCTTGCCGGTGATGTTGTTCGTGTTCACGCCGTCATGCGGGAGCACGCAGCGGGCCGTCTCCCAGCCTCGCTTGCGCAGCTGGTCGAGGTAGTAGCCAAGCACCTGGCCCTGGCCTTCGATGTAGTCGAGGACCCAGATTTCCTTGCCCACGAACTGCGCGAGCCAGATTGCCATCGCATCCGCCCGGGCGCCGGCGCCTCCAAGATCCCAAAACGCCTGGACAAGCAGTAGTGGGTCGCGAGAGACCCGACCGATGCGCCCCTGCGCCTTTGCCTCGGCCAGGTGCCTGGCGAAATATGCGCCCTCCAGTGCCTTTGCGTACCCGCCTTCCCAAATGTGATCGTACCGGTCGGGGTAGAGCTTCAGGTCCGTCTGGCGCTCCTCCTCAAGCACCTGCGGGAACCACGGATTATCGCGCCAGTTAACCTCGACCACAGTCGCGTTGTCGGGCTTCGGCTGCCGCAGAAACTTGTCGATCGCGTCGGACTTGCGGCGAGGGTTCCAGCTCGCCCAGATTTCCGATTGCTCGACACGGATGGTCGGGCGAAGCAAGGCGAGGCTGCGCTCGGACAGCGACTGCGCCTCTTCGATCCAGGCGAACCGGCAGCCCTCCAGCGACTTGATCGTCTCGGCCGTATGATCCTGCATGCCTTGGAACAGAATCACGCCGTCACCGGGAGCCATGATCCGGTCCTCCAGCACCCGGAACTGCCCGCCGACATTCAGCGCGCCGATCTTGTCCTCGATCAGCCGCTTGCTCGATTCCTTGAGCGACTTCTGGACTTCACGGATGCATACCGACCGGGTTCCCAACAGCCTGACATGCTCAGCAACCAACAGCTCGGCAAACAGGTGCGACTTGCCCGACCCTCGCCCGCCGTGCGCCCCCTTGTAGCGCGAGGCTTGGAGGAGCGGGGCGAGCTTACGAGGCGCGGAGGGTCGCAGGATCAACGATAACCCACTCAACCCGGTGCACGATCGGGTTTTCCTTGTCGCCCTTGACCTCCGTAGAGGCTAGGCGCGGGTGCAGGTAGGGTGCCGCGGCCTTCGCCATGTCGTCGCGCCGGCCTGTCTCGGCCTCGCGGTCGCGCATCACGGCGAGCATGTAGTCAAGCGGGAGCATGCCGGCGGACTTCGCGCCCTCGACAATCGCCCGGGTGCTTTTCGAGATGGCGCCCTTCGGCCGGCCGGCGCCGGGCCGCTTACCGCCCTTCGTGGCCATCTTGATTTCCGCTGATTTGGGGTTGATTAAAATCAAACGCCCGCCTCGGAGGTTCCGGGCGGGCGCAATTTCGCGAGACTATCGAGATTTGTGTCACACTTTCGGGTGCTGCGTCAAGTCCGGCTTTTGCGGTCAATGCGTTAAAGGTGTGACAGGATTCCGCTCGGCCTTGGGTCCAGGTAGATGTCGAACGGCGATATTACCGCGGAGCTAGGGGGTGCCGCCTTTCACTTAAAAGAACGCAATAGGATTTAAAAGAATTTAAATTCCGCCCGGCTCAGGCTGCCTCGCTTGACCGCGAGCATTTCGGCGCTGCCGCACATGCCGCGCCCCCAGAACGGCTGGGCAGACACAATCGGCGGCGTCAGCGCCGTCGTAACGGCCGTCGAAACTTTCTCAAGACAGTTGCGGCGGAGGAGAATCTGTCGGTGCCTCGAATCAAGCAGATACTCAGCCGCATGCCCCGCACTATCTCGAAGGTGCAAAAACCGAAGGAATGAGAGGCACCTGAGTAGCCAGCTTGCGGGCTAGTCCCCTAGCTCGCGTCACTCGCATTTTTATCGCCACGACGCTTCCGGATCTCGGAAGCCAGGTCGGATTTGGGGGTGGGGATCGCGTCGCCCATGACCCGGTTTAGGCCGTTCAAGGCGCCGCCGCGTCGTGGCGGGGCTAAATGGGCGGATTTAGGTGCAAATGGGAGAGCGGCTAGGAAATCTTAGTCGGATCAATCTTCTGCCTCAGCCTTCTCGCAATCCGCTCCACGCCCTTGCGCTCGAGCCGCCGGACCTGCTCGGGATGGGTTTTCATGATCCGCGCGATTCTTCTCAACGGCACCGTGCGCGCAACGCCGGCGACGGCTGCCCGCCAGTCGGCCGGGATCCAGCCGAGCCAGGCGAGCGCCTCGTCCATGCGCCCGATTTCCTCGGCCGTCGGCACCGCCCGCGCCCCGACCTGGCCGTAGTTATAGGCTGACGCGATCGAATGCACGACCGGCAACGGCCAGCGAGCGAGCGTCCTCGACGGCCGGTCGGTCGACGTCAGCGGCAGACGGTCCAGCACGCCCATTGCTTCGGCCATGCGCCGGCGCACAAGCTCGGCCGTCCAGTCGACGATCTCGGGCTCGGGTTCGACCGAGGGCGACCACGGCCTGGACCGCACGCGCCGCCGCAGGTCGCCGTGTGGCCAGCTGGCCTCGGTCAGCTCGCCGAGATGCGGGCCGTCGCCTTCGACGCCGCTGGGCGCGATCGGCGGCAGGTCGACCATGCGCTCGCCGGCATAGGCCCTCACCGGGACCGCCTTTCGTCTCGCCATGTACGCGCCCCCGGCTGTTGCGATTATGCGCTGTCTACGGCTGTAATGGCCTTGTGTGAAACGACGACATGAATGCCGCGCGCATAGTCGGCGCCGCTCGGGAATGCCCGATGCCAGGCTTCCTCGAACCTCTGAACCTGTGTGTCGAACCGCCCTCCGCGAGCGCCGTCCTCGGGCTGCGGGACTCCTGGCGAAACGATGCGATCGACCCGGACGCCCTTCCGGCCGCCTCGCTTGGTCGCTTGCGTCTCAATCATGTCGGGCAGGACCAGGAGCTTGATGCGGCGGCCCTTCCGCTGCGTCACGTGGGCGGGCCCGCTTTCGATCACGCCCCGCTGTTCGAGCGTCCGCAGCTCATGGCATATCTGCCCGCTGTCCACCCCGGGGATGCGAAGGTGGCCCGTGAAGACATGGGCGCCGCTGCCGGTCGCCTCCACGATCGCGTCGTAGGTCCGACGGACCGAGGGCGTCAGGGCGATTATCATACCGCCTCCACCCCCGCTGCCCGCGGGTCGTCGATGATCATGTAGCGGCCGGTGTCGACGTTGAAGCTGCCGTAGATGTCACCCCTGACGCCGATGACCTCGAACTTCGCCTTCGCCACGCGGATCAGGGTCGTGACGTCGTCGAGGCGGTGGATGATCACGCCGACGTCGGGCTTGTTGTACCAGTGGGCCGAGTCCGAGATGTCGTAAAGCGCCGGCACCGGGAATTTTCCGTCCTTGCCGCGCGCCATCTTCGCCGGATGGGCAACGACGATCAGGTGGATCTGGAACTTGACCGCGAAGCGCTTCAGCCGGCGGATCGACTCGCTGACGTATTCGGTCAGGCTCATGTCCTTCGGCCGGATGTGGTCAAGCTCGTTCCAGGGGTCGATCACCGCCACGCTCGCGCCGTACTGCACGACCGCGGCCCCCAGGCGCTCCAGGAGCCAATCGAGCGAGGCGTCCTCGTCCTCATCAGGCACGATGAAGCTGAACCGCTCGTCGATCCACCTGTCGGCGGTCTGGATGTCGATCTCGTGCTGATGAATGACCCAACGCCCGTTGTAGAGCGTGCGCAGGGCCCGCCTGTGGTCGGTCTGTGGACGTTGCTCGAAGGAGGCGAAGCAAGCGTTCCAGCCCTTCAGCGCCAGCCGGCCGACCACCTCGTTGACGAACGTCGTCTTGCCGTGTCCGGGAATGCCGGTGATGACGCACAGATCGCCCGCCCGAACCCTGTAGTGCTTTTCCAGGCCGAGAATGCCGATGTCGTGCGGGGTGGGATCGGACAACGGAGGAAGCTCGCTCATCCGGTACAGGCCGGAAATCTTGATCCACTGCGCCCGGCTCAGGGTCTCGACGACGCCGCGGTGGCCGTGCTCGAGATAGACCTCGTTCAGATCCTTGAACCGCTTTGATCGGTCCCGGCTCTGCGGATAGGTGACGAACTTGCACCGCCCCTTCCCGAGCCTGAGCGCCAGGTCGTTCATCAGGTTGGCGCCGGGCCCGTCCCCGTCCGTCGCCAAGATGATTTCCTTCACGTCGCGAAGGGCCTGCGGCGCGGTGTCGAGGAACAGGTATTTCCGTGTATCGGCCGCGCCGATCTCCTGGGCGGGGGCTCCATCCGGAACGCTCACCGTGCGCTGAAACCCGCACTGGATCGCGATTATCGCGTCGAACTCGCCCTCGGTTATAATCAGCGGCTCCGAAGCCAGCGTCTCATCGGCGATTGCGTCCCAGTTCCAGAAGATTTTCGGCGCGTCCGGATCCTGCGCGAACCGCTTCTCGCCGGCGAGGGAGCGATATTTGTGATTCACCGCCTTGCCGCCGCGAAAGTACGGGATCGCGATCGAGTCAGGGCCAAGCTTGAGCGAGCTTTCGACGCCTAACCGGACCAGCAATTCCTCGTCCAAGCCACGATCGCGGAGCAGCGTCAGGTGCCGTTCGCTGAGTGCCATTTTCGCCTCTCGTCCCGCCGTGCCAGCCGCAGTGGTGGCAGTTGAACCGAACCGATC